GCTCGACCGGCCGCAAATTATCGGTGACGCCGTCAAGCATTATGCGAAAATCTGCCCGAATATGCCTGCAATTGCATTTTGTGCGACTATTGAACACGCGCAGCACACGGCAGAACAGTTTTGCCAAGCAGGCTTTAAATTCAAATCTATTGACGGCACAATGTCCGATTATGACCGCCGCGATGCTATTGATGGCCTCGCCTGCGGCAGATATGACGGTTTAACTTCCTGTAATATTATATCCGAGGGAACAGATATTCCGGTTGTAGGTTGTGCGATATTTTTACGCAAAACAAAATCTTTAGGCCTTTATTTGCAACAGGCCGGACGAGTTTTGCGACCATATTCCGGCAAAAAATATTCAATCATTTTGGATCACGTCCGGAACGTGGAAATGCACGGTTTTCCTGATGATGACCGCGAGTGGTCACTAGAGGGAAGAAAAAAGCGTAACAGCCAAGGCGAGCAATTATTTGTCCGCACTTGCTTAAATTGCTACGCTTGTTATTCGAGTAAATTAAAAGCGTGTCCGGTTTGCGGTTGCGAAAATTCAAATAAAACGCGGCAGGAAATCGAATATATTGACGCTGAATTACTCGAAATTAAACGCCAAGAGCGCACGGAAGAACGTAAACACGCCTTTGCTTTTTCGCAATTACTTGAAATCGGCAAGCGGCGCGGCTATAAAAATCCGTATGCTTGGGCAAAAATTGTCTTAAATTCACGAAAGAAAGGTAAAAAATAATGAAAAATACTGTTATTCAAAATAACTACGAAGAAGTAAATAATGTTAAAAATAACGTTGCATTAGAACAAACGCACGATATTTTTCAAGAAGTCATCAATATGGATCATTACACCGACATCGCGAAAGATGTTGCCGCGTCTATTTCAGCCGAATTGAAAAATAAAACATTCTTTACCGATGATTTGGAATTAACGCAAAAACAAAAGGATTGTTTGGAAAGCGTTATTGTAAAATTGGTGCTTGATTGCAAAAACCGCTATATTGAAAAACTTGATGATGACGAACGCACAATTAAAATTGCGCAAAATGTTGTTAATCATTGTCGCAAGCTTATTGATTTGGCTTTTTCGGCTGTATCGCAAGAAGTTAATCGCGGTGCTATTATTAACGGTCAAGCCATTTCGGCATCTGCGGCCAACGATAAATTTAATAAAATGGAATTTCGTTATTTATCAGGCGACGTAACCGTACCGACAAACGGCGTATTTATTTCAACAAACTGCTTGGATATTATTGAAAATTCAATCCTTGTTGAATTTAATTGCAAAAAAACACCGGAAAAAGTAACCGTCACCGATAAGGTTGAAAAAACTCCGTTTGATTACGAAGAAATCGAATGTCAACCGGTTGATGATGACGAAGATACAGAAACCGAGGAATAATCCACAATGTTATCCACAGAGTTGTTAGAACACCCGATACAAACGCAAATTATGCTTGAGTTCGGCCAACGCACCGATATGAAGATTTGGCGACAGAACACCGGCGTTGCAAAAACGCTCGACGGAAACCGTTTTATCAGATTTGGCGTTGTCGGCTGCGCTGATATATCCGGCATCATTAAAGGCGGCATCCGTCTTGAAATTGAGGTTAAAAAGCGCACCGGAAAGCAGCGCGAAGCACAAAAAGCATTTCAACGTATGATTGAGAGCATGGGCGGCATTTATATTGTCGCTCGCTCTGTGGATGATGTTTATAAAGCCTTAAAATCACGGGGATTTAGTTAAACCTACTGCAAATATATAATTAAATCCCCACCTTTTATTTTTAGGTTGCTTTATAAAAACTTCTTATTATTATATTTTATGCGTATGGAAATGGTTTAATTATGGGTGTAGTTTCACATCCATACGCAAATAAAAACCTTAAAGGTTCTGCACCCACCTTTTATGAAAGTCGTATGGAAATGGAAGAAGAAAAAAAACCAAACAATAACCAAAACGAAACCAAAATAAAACCAAAAGAAAGTTTTATATTTTATCGCAGTTTTTATGAGGCGATAAAAGACCTTGATTGCGACACAAAAGTTGAAATCTATGATGCTATTTGCGAATATTCATTAAACCAAAACGAAACCAAAATTGAGGGTATGGGAAAAGCTATTCTAACCCTTATAAAACCTCAAATTGACGCTAATTTAAAGCGTTATAAAAACGGTTGCTTTGGTGGACGTCCAAAAACCAAAACAAAACCAAACGAAAACCAAAATGAAACCAAACCTAAACCTAATGATAATGATAATGTTAATGTAAATGTAAATAGTTTAAATTTAAATACTAACGTTTGTACAAATAATAATACTCTGACTGACTCTCTAACTGATTTAAATTTTAAAAAAGAAAAAGAAAAAAAAGAAAAAAGTCAGTCAGTCAGTTTGTCTTTGCCGAAACCTAAATCAGAAAAACCAACCGTGAAAATTACCGAAGATTTCGTCATAGATTATGAGGGCGATGAATACTTTCAACCATACCGCCATGCCGGTCCCGAATTACGTCAATCTCTTAATTCTTGGCTTGTAAAAAATAAATTAAATCAATATATTACAAAGGATTTTATCGCTAGGCAAATCGTAAACTTCGCCAAAAATTTAGGTAAATTTAATGAATTGGCAGGCGTAGAAAACATAGATAAAGCAAAGGATTAGAAAAAATGATAAAATGTCGGGTATGCAATAAAGATTTACCTGAGTGTGAATATTTTCCAAGTAGTGTTAAACGAAAAGATCATATTTGTAAAAAATGCCACATGAAAAATAGTCTTTTGTTGCAAAAGAAGCGTAGAGATAGAGAAAAGGTTATTAGTGAGATTAAATTTCAAAAAAATTTTTGTGATATTTTTGGAGGTTGGAAAATATTTTATTTGAATTATGCTAAAAGAGGTGAGTATCGCTTTCAAGCTTATAACACGGATGGCCGCAGTTACATGACAAACGATTCGATAGAAATTCAATGTGCATTGGAAGAAATTTTTAAAAATATATGCAAATAAAAAACGAAAAAATCAAAAATAAGGGGGAAAATTTGAACGCACAGCGCAAAGATTTAAAAAAACGAAAAACTATTCATAAAAATTTAAAACACCGCTGTACGGTCAAAAAAACAGCCTTAAAAAAGATTTGGTATTATAAGCCGTGGGAAGCATTTCCATACACAGATCTGCTTTTTGACGCTAACGGTATTCGATATGTGGATTATTTACGCGCTCGTGATGAATTAAGGCAAATGCCGCCGCAACGACCAAAGAACAAACTTGAAGTTCCTGACACTTAAAACGTGCGTAAATTGAGCATAAAATAATTTTTATATGCCGTAAATGTAAAGTGATTTTAACATTTTACGGTTTTTGAAAATGGATATATGGCAGATAAAACAGGTTAAACTTGGTGATTTAATACCTAACGCAAAAAATCCGCGTAAAATTTCGCAAGATAAACTTGCCGCGCTACAGGAAAAAATTGAGCGACTCGGCTTCCATAATCCGATAAAAACCGATGAAAATATGAATGTTTTGGGCGGAAACCAACGACTTAAAGCGTTGTTAAAGATTGCCGGTAAGGATTTAATCGTTCCGGTAATGATACCCAATAGACCGTTGACCGAAGAAGAAAAACAAGAAATCATCATCACAGACAATATTTCAGACGGTTCTTGGGATTGGGAAATATTATCAAAAGAATGGGATAAAGAATTAACAGCCACATGGGGTTTAGATTGGACAGAGTGTGACTTCGATGCAGGCGATGAACAAAACAAGCAGCAATCAACACAAAAATTACAGGATAAATTTATAATACCGCCGTTAAGTGTTTTTGATACACGGCAGGGTTATTGGCAAGACCGCAAAAGATTGTGGAATAATTTAATTGATGATAATGGTGAAAGCCGACAAGGCACGCTTGGTTTTTCATCTTTGATAACAAAAATGTATGGTAAAACAGGCCTTAAAAATGTTTCTGTCTTAGATGCTGCGCTTGCCGAAATTATAAATACATGGTTTTTGCCGACAGAAATAAAATGTAATACTTGCGATCCTTTTTCCGGAGATACTGTGTTCGGATTTGTTTCCGCTTTTTTAGGTCATAACTTTACCGGCATTGAATTACGGCAGGAACAGGCCGACTTAAACAACGAACGCGTTAAAGATATGACTGCAACCTATATTTGCGACGACGGCCAAAATATTGCTGACCACTTGCAGCCGGAAAGCCAAGATCTTATTTTCAGCTGTCCGCCGTACTTTGATTTGGAAAAATACTCGGATTTGCCAAACGATGCAAGCAATCAAAAGGATTATCAATCGTTTGTAAATATACTTGATAATGCCTTTACCGGCGCAATTAAGTGCCTTAAAAATAATCGTTTCGCTGTAATTGTTATGTCTGATGTTCGGGATAAAAAAGGTTATTATTTGCCAATTTGTGACGATATAACGCGTATATTTGCAAAAAACGGTATGAATTTATATAACGAAATAATCTTGGTTAATGTTGCCGGCACTGCACAAATTCGCGCTGCGCAGGCTATGAAAAACAGAAAAATAGTCAGAACGCATCAAGAAGTTTTGGTTTTTTATAAAGGCGATGTTTCAAAAATTAAAAATGATTTCAAAGATATTGAGGTGGCAGAAATTGAAAGCGAAAATGAATAATTACAAAGTTTGGATAAATAACTGCGATGAGCGTTATTTGGAAAATATATTTGATGAAATCTTAAAGGAAAGCAAATTTTCTATTTTAGGACGCGTAAAACATTATTTTGAGCCGTTCGGTTTTACTTGCTTATGGTTGCTTGGCGAAAGTCATTTCGCAATACATACTTTTCCGGAAGAAAACAAAACATATATTGAGTTATCAAGTTGCGTTGATTTACCGTTTAATGAGTTCAAAAAAAATCTTAAAAAATATACGTTAACTTTTCGCACTTGAAAAATTTGAACCTCGTGGTAAAATACGCTTGAAAAAGTAAAAAATAGCGAGGTTAATTATGCGAAAATATAACATTGAAAATTTAAGGCCTCTCAATACGCGAAGCGAAGAAGATAAAAAACGCATTGCGTCTATGGGCGGCAAAGCATCGCAGGCCAAGCAAAAATACAATCGTTCAATTATGAACATAGCAAAGCGTATTTTGCAAATGCGGCCAGATGATAAGACTTCAAGTCTTTTAAAAAATAACATTCCGGATATTGAAGATGAAGAATTAACACTAAAAGTAGCGATGGTATTCGGACAAATACGCGCGGCAATGAAAGGTAATACTTTCGCTTTTCAACAAATACAGAAAACAATCGGTGAAGAACCTAAAGGCGATATTTCGACTGAAGATAAACTTGACGTTCTGTTTTCTGCTATTGGTAACGAATTTAAGCGCAAAAAATCAGAATGAATTTAAACAAGTTATACACGGCCAAACAACAAGATGTGTTGAGATTTTATTTCAACAAACAATTCTTTATGCTTATTCTACATGGTGCAAAGCGTGCCGGTAAAACTATTCTTGATATTGATTTATTCATAAACGAACTACGTATGATTAAACAGCGTGCCGCTGAAATGAACGTTAAAACGCCGCAATACATTCTTGCCGGTTCGTCTATCGGCTCAATCCAACGCAACATCATAACGGAAATTGAAAACAGGTTCGGTTTAAGAATTAAGCTTGATAAATTTAACACTTTTACGCTTTTTGGAGTGCGTGTTTGCTGTTTTGGCCATGATGACATTGGTTGTTTGTCGGTCGTTCGTGGTATGACCGCATGGGGTGCTTTTATAAACGAAGCCACAATGGCAAATCGTGAGGTTTTTGATGAAATTATTTCGCGTTGTTCGGCTAAAGGTTCGCGTATCTTGGCTGATACTAACCCTGCTGATCCGTTGCATTGGTTAAAGGTTGATTATATTGATAAAGCGGATAAAAAGCATATTGCCGAGTTTCATTTTGAACTTGATGATAATACATTTTTGGATAAAAAATACGTTCAGAACATTAAAGCTACCACGCCGTCCGGTATGTTTTACGACCGCAATATACTTGGTTTATGGGTTACACCCGAGGGCGTTGTTTACAAAGATTTTGATAGGTCAAAGCATATTATTAAAACATTATCCGGCCTTAAATTTGAAAAATATGTTGCCGGTGTTGACTGGGGTTTTGAACACTTCGGTTCAATTGTTATCTTTGGTATAACGGCAGAAAAGGATTTTTATTTATTATCTGAAATAACAAAGCAGCACGAAGACGTTGACGGTTTTTGGTTGCCTAAAGCATTAAAAATAAAGGAAATATTCGGTGATATTATTTTTTATTGCGATTCTGCACGTCCGGAATATGTGGCAAAATTTCAAAATGCCGGACTTAATGCCGTGAACGCAAATAAAAATGTGCTAGAGGGAATAACAGACGTTGCCACGCTGATGAAATCAAATAAATTCTTTTGCTATCAAAAGGGTCTTGTCAATTTTGAAAAAGAAATTTATAGTTATGTATGGGACGACAAAAAAGACGAGCCTATAAAAAAGAATGATGATGTCATGGATGCTGTCAGATATGCCGTTCATTCAGAACTATGTGATGTCGATAAAATTGTCGCAATAGAGGGGTTAAACGTATGATAATTACAAAAGACACAGAAATTACAGTTAATAATCTTAACGCTTGGATTAGCGCATTCAGATCACAGCCAGACCAACAGCCGCGCTTAATAAAACTCGGAAAATATTACGACGGTGTTGCCGATATTAGAAAACAGGGTGCAACAGCCGGACGGCCTAACTATTCAATCCATGTTAACTTGGCCACATTTATTACAAACGTTCAAACCGGTTATTTTATGGGGAAACCGGTTGACTACGATTTTAAAGAAGAAGAAAAAGAACAGAAAAACCCATTGAAAGACACTTTATTGCAAATCGACAGCAATAACTTTGCCGAAGAAGAAAACTATTCTCTCGCAAGTGACATGTCTTGCTACGGCGTAGCTTATGAAGTGGTTATGATTGACGGCGACAATGAAAATCAAACAGATATTATGCAGCGTTTAAGATTTGCAAAACTAGATCCTGAAAATACCTTTATTGTCGTTGATGACAGTATTTTACAACATCCTGTTTGCGCTGTTTATATGTATGCGGTTAAAAACAGAAACAAAGTTGAAGAATGGCGCGGATATGTTTATACGCCGCGCGAAATTATAGAATTTAATATGATGGGTTCGGTCGCTGTTTTTGGCGACAGATACGACCACCAATTCGGCGAAATCCCAGTTATTGAGTATAAAAATAACTGCGACCGCAAAGGCGACTACGAAGCAGTTACAGAGCAGCTTGACGCCTTATCGCTGACAATTTCAAACGAAACAGACGATTTGCAATCAATCGCCAATTCTATTTTAGGTATTTACGGCGCGACCGGCACAGGTGATGAAGTCATTCAAAAGATTAACACATCAAAGATTGCAAAATTGCCGGTCGGATCTAAAATGGAGTTTGTTATTAAAAACATAAACATTGACGCGGTTAAGCACCAAATCGACCAAAATTTAAGCTTGATTTATCAAATTACGCAAACGCCTGACTTGACTGATGAAAGTTTTGGTGGCACGCAAACCGGCGTTGCGATGAAATATAAACTTTGGGGAATTGAACAATGCCGCATCACAAAAGAGCGTTATTTCCGCCGCAGTTTATTTCAACGCCTGCGCTTAATATTTAACATTTTATCATTATCGACCGGCGGATCTATTTACGATATTTCGCAAAATATTGATTTTATCTTTTATAAAAATTTGCCGGAAGACGAAAAAGATATGGCTGACTTGGTTAGCCGCTTGCAGGGCATTGTTTCAACACGCACGCTGCTAAAACAAATTCCGTTTGTTGAAGATGTTGACGAAGAATTAAAAGATATTGATGCCGAAAGTGCAAAAAAGGCCGAGCAGGAAGCGGCAGCATTCGCAAGCTATAAAGATGAGGAATAATGGGATATTGGCAAGATAGAGCAGACGAGAGTCGCGCCTTAGTTGATAAGATTGAGGCAGACTCTTTTAAGCGGTTAAACAAATTCCTTTATACGGTATTAAAAGACGTTAGACGGCAAATAAGGGAGTTCGATACCGAAAACGCAAACGAAAAACTGACATCGCAACAAAGGCAAATAATATTAAAGGCTTTACGGCAGACTAAAGACTACGATAAGCGCGATTTTTACTTACGTGCGCTTTATAACGAAAACAGTAAATTATACGTTATTGACCGCTTGGAACAGCTTAATATTTCGCTACAAATTCAATTATCAAAGCTAACGCGCCGCCAAGAAGCCGAAATAAAAGGAACATTAAAACAGGCCGGAAAACAAGCATATTCATTTTACGCCGATGAATTTTCAAACAATTTTGGAATTGATTTACACACAATATCAATGCAAAATGTTGAAAAATTAGCCAATACTGCATGGGCAGGCTCAAAAAATTGGTCTGACCGTATTTGGTCCGACAGAACAAAACTTGGTTATGCTTTGGAAGATGTTTTGAAATCCGGACTTGCCGAGGGTAAATCATTACAAAAAATTGCTCGTGATATTCGTATAAAGTTTAAGACATCAAACTATAACGCGATGCGACTTGTCAGGACAGAAACAACGCACGTTCACGAACAATCGGCGTTACAATTTTATAAAGACACCGGTGTTAAAAAATATGAATTTATGGCGTATATTGACGAGCGCACATCTGAAACCTGTACAGCATTAAACGGTAAGCGTTTTGATATTGATAAAGCTGAAGTCGGTGTTAATTATCCGCCTATGCACCCGAATTGCAGATCCACCACCGCACCGGTAGTCGATAAAGACACATTAAACGAGTTTGAGAAAAAATACGGCCTTAACGAATAAAACATCTTGACGAGGTAAAAAAAAGCCGTTAACCTTTAGGCAGCTGACGAGCGTAAACGGAAAACAGGAGGTAAAATATGTCAGAAGAAAATAATAACGAAAACGAAAACGGAAAACAGGAAGTTACATTTACAGACGAACAACAAGCAAAAGTCGACGAGATTGTTGCCGCACGTTTGTCCGCTCAAAAGAAAAAAGCGGACGATGAAGTAGCAAAACTGAAAGCCGGATTTGATAAAAAGCTTCAAGATGAACTTGCAAAGGCTAAAATGACCGCTGATGAATTAAAAGCGCATGAACTTGAAGAAACGCAAGCTGAATTAAAAACTCTGCGTGAAGAAAAGAAAAAGCGCGAACACGCTGACGAAATTAAAAAGCTGTTTGCCGACAGCGGTATCAATAGCAAAATTTCGCCGGATTTATTTAATCATTTCGACGACACAAATGCCGCAAAGCAAGCAATGGCAGATTTCAAAAAGACTTTTGAAGATGCCGTACTCGAAGAAGTCAATAAACGTATTTCTTCACACACTCCGAAAAATAAAGCATCTGACGGAAACGGTAGCGGTTCAAGCAATCCGTTTTTGCAGGAAAATAACAACAAATTTAATTTTCATAAATAGAGAGGTTTAAAATGGCTCATACATTAAACTATGCTGAAAAATACAGCTCACAAATCTTGGAAGCTATTGAACAGGGTGCTTTAACAACTCCGTTTTACACTTCCAATGTTGAATGGACAGGCGCAAAGACTTTCCATTTTACACAAATGTCTGTTTCCGGCTATAAAAACCACAGCCGTAACGGTGGTTGGAATAGAGGAACAATTAACCAACAGGACGTTGAATTTACTGTTGAACATGACCGCGATGTTGAGTTCTTGGTTGATAAGGCCGATGTTGATGAAACCGCGCGTACTGCTGCAATGGTAAACGTAACAAATCGTTTTGTTAACGGTCAAATGGTTCCGGAAATTGACGCTTTTACGTTCTCAAAGATTGCAGCAAAGGCAAAAGCAACTACCGGTTTGTCTGAAAATACAAACTTGTCCACTTATACTGCCGCAAACATTTACACCAAATTGGTTGAAATGATGGGTAAAGCAAAATTAAAGCTTTATCGTCAACGCGGAACTTTGGTTGGTTATGTTCGTCCGGAAATTATGGACTTGATTGCTGTTTCTAGCGAACTTTCTAAGACAGTTGAAGTAACACGTCTCGCTGGTCCGACTTCTGTTGAAACTCGCGTTGCTCGCATTAACGGTGTGCCGTTAATTGAAGTTATTGACAACGAACGCTTTTACGATGCTTTCTCATTCACAGAGGGATTTGCACCTGTTGCAGGTACTTCTCGTCCGATTAACATTTTGTTTGCCGCTACTGATATGGTTCATACAGTTCCGAAGATTAGTTCAATTTACTACTTCTCTGCCGGTGATCATACTGAGGGCGATGGCGACTTGTATCAAAACCGCGCTTTATGGGATACCTTTGTATTTCCTAACGGCAAAGATAAGGCTATTGACAGCATTTATGTTTCTTTGGATGCTGCAATTCCGTCTGAATAATTAACTGAAAAGGGGGTTTTCTATGATCTTAATTAAGGAAAATGAAATCGTTGTTTGTGATGAAAAGGAAAAAGACTTTTACATCAATGACGGTTTTAGTGTCGTTAGTAATAAAAAAGCACCGGCAGAAAAGGCCGATAAAAAAGCTAAAGACAATAAAGCCAAAGATGATGATGGTAAAAAACTTGAGGGAGATTTAGAAAATCTCTAAAGTTATTTTTTACTTTTTTGACAATGCGCCTGCCGATTTTT